AGGAAGTCATAGCCATCATCGGGGAGGACGCTAAACTGTGCTTTGGCCGGGGTTACGGTCTTTTTCTGGCCCTTGGTCAACTCACCGGCGTAATCACCGGTTACGCCAAGGATGGACACACCGGATTTAATGTTACCGGCAATGATTTTTGCGGCTTCGGTGCTGTCGATGGCAGCAGAGCCGGAGCCATCGTGATAACCGGCAGGGATTGCTACCGGGGATTTGTCAACGATGGAGAGGGAAACGGCTCCCTTGTTCGGCATAGAGCCGGTTACTTTAGCGCCGTCCACATAGGCGGTTTTGCCATTAAGGATTTCCGCAGCGGTAGCGGTTGCATCGGAAGTATCGGCATCATACGGACAGGTGCCGGTAATGGGAGCGCCGGTCTTGTCGTGCGCTGTCTTGCCTTTGAGCAAGCTTGCAGCATCCACCGTGTCGCTGGTCAAATCCATCAGGGTTTCGCCATAAAAGATTATTTTGGAATTGTACTTAGTGTCAGCCATTTTCAGCCTCCTATAGTTACTGTTTGTCCCCCAGAGGGGTTTTCTACGATTTGTTTTGGCACCGCCATAAAGGTCATGTTATCTTTCAACATTTTTTCCTTTGTCAACAGCAGTTGGTCGGTAACAGAAGGGGTAACCGTGTACTCGCCCTTATAGACTTCCGCCGCTACGCCAACCACGCTGCCGAATGTAATTGCAAAAGTAGATGTCGGAGATGCAAAAGCGGTTTGAAACTGGTTTTCAGAGGATTGGAATGTAGTCTGAAAAATCATTTTGTATCACCGCCCGCGATATCATCCAAAAGGCCATCTTTAAGGACATCTGCTACAGATACATTGAGGATATTGGAGTTAAGCCGCGCATTGCCAATACCAACCCGCAGCTGTATTTGCACCTGCGGGTTTGGTTTGAAAAGTGAAGTTTCCTCCTCTGTAAGAGTACAGGAAACGGTTTTATCTCCCAGCGTGCAATCCTCAAGGTCTTTTACAAGTACGACATTGCCGCCCTGCTTGTAGATAACGGCCATCATTGAGATGGTGCCGGTATCAAACGGGACGGTAAAAATGTGGGTTGGGGTTGTGTATCTTCCGACGAGGCTCACCCTTTCACCACCTCCGAAATCGCTACCTGTAAGGTAATATCCGCGGTCGGCTTATCGCCCAAGGCATAGGCCGTAATAGTGCCGTTGTCGTTCGCTACATAGATAGCGCCGGTTCCGCTGTCAACCATGGTGTTGTAGGCGGCGGTGTCGATCTGGATATCCACCTTGCTATTGGCAGTAGTCCCAAGGCCGGTTACTGTCTGGCTGTAGGGGCTTTCGGAGCCGAGCCAAGATGCCGCAGGAAGCGAAAGCTGCTTAATAACAACCGCCCGGTTTATCTTGTACTCCATCTTTCCGATGGCCTGCGTTACCGTGTCTGTTGCGGTTACATTCTGCCGGGAGGTTGCCTGCTTGTAGCCGGGGATTTTGATTTGGCTGCCGGTGTAATCGCCGGTTTGCGGTGTCACCGCTCCGGTGCGGCCGTTAAAGCTCGCAACAGTACCGGGGCTGATGGTGTGCGCTACATACTGCAAATCGGAGATCATTGTGGGCTGGGCTGTGTAAGTGGCTATCGGCAGCTGGTACACAGTACCGCTTGCATTGATATCCTCCTGCACCAGCGCCGGAAGCGGATCGGCTGCCTGCGTCACAAAAGAAATCGGTGCTTCGGTGTTTGCCATGTCAATTTGGATAAGCAATCGACCGGGGACGGAGCCGCTGGTCGGGAGCGTAGCATTGATGGTCTGCGCTTCTACCACAAAGTTTCGGCCGAGGATAATTCCGCGGCCATCCGAAACATTGATGATGTTTCCGCCCTGTGTTGTTACCTCAACGCCGGTAAATATACCGCTGTCGTTGATGATGTGATTATACAGGTAAGCATCATCGGTAGGGGTAACAATAGATGCGTTATATTGGAGTAGCGTTATCATGCGTTTGCCCTCCTTTCAAGGATTAGGATTTTGGTCAAATCGGCGCGGACAACGCCGAAGGTCATTTTTGTAACATCCTGTGACCGGGTATAGCCGGTAAGGATGGATTTGTAACTGCTGTCTCCGTCAATTACAAGCACCTCTGTACCAATGGCCATAGAGGTATCAAGCACGCCGCAGTCGTTGCGGGCAGCCAGCTCAATCATGTTGTCATACTGCTGCGGAGTGAGGGCTTCGTATGCCTTTTGATAAGCTGCGGTATCAAAGTCCACATCGGTCTCCAAAAACTGCGCTGCGAAGAATACCGGCGCAATCCGGTCGGAATTGTTGGTGTCAACCTTTCCGTTTGGGTGCAGATAATAAGTAACATTCTGCGTTTCATCCGCTTTGTTGTAGATGGTCACCTTGTTCAGCTGGCCGGAGCTGTCGCCAATGATAATATTTTTATCCACAATGGCTTGTAGGCTTGCTTCGATGACAGCGCTTTCACTTACCTTTCCAACCGTAACGGTAATAGCCTTATTCTGCGGGTCAAAGCTCATGTTGACCGCCACGCCATAAGCCGTCAGCGATTTCGTGATGATTTCGTAAAAGCTGTGGATGTTATCCTTGAGGTTCAGCGCTCCGGTGGTCTCGGAGGTCGTTTCCACCGTCATGCCGGTGATGTTTTGTAATGCATCATGGGAGGAAATGAAATTGTCCGTTATGATACCGGCGATAAACTGCTCTATTTTGGAGGATGTGGCGCGGTCAAAATGCACATCAACATCAAACAGCGCCATCAATGGCTGTGCAGAGATGGTCACGCCTGTTTTGTCGGTTTCGACATCATCCACGATCCCCTGATAGGCTACAACGCCGTTTTGGTCGGTCACGCTGATAAAATCGCCTTTCTTTGCATCGATTTTAACCGCCCGGAGAGTGGTTTTTTCCGCCGTTAGGTAGTCAAACTGTATCTCCGGGCTTTCAATCGGCGCAAAGCTGCGGAAAGTATAATCACGAGCGAACACTTCACACTTAAACAGAGTACGCAAGTTTTTCCACCTCCACATATGCGGTTATATCCGATGTGCCGTCGTGCGAAAATGTCAAAGTACTTTCTCCCGGCGGAGCATAGATAAATCTTCCGGTCGAAAAGTCGCTGGACTGGTACAGGTTTTGGATGTATGTCCCGTCCAGCGCATACTCGGCAATCTCCATTGTTGCAGGGTCAGCATCAACAACGAGTTTGTGGCCGTCAGGGATTGTTGCGGTTACTTTTCCGACCGCTACACGGGTACCGGCCTTGATAAGCGCCCAAGCAGGATTGACGACCGGGCCGAAGATTTGCAGCTTGCACGGAGATGCCAAATCCCCGTTTCTTATTTTTGCAGTTCCTGTTGCTGTCTCTGCGTAATAATAAGGATAAGTATAGCTGTACCTTTTAATCCCTTGGTCTGGCGCTTGGCTTTGCGTTACCTTAACAGCTTCATGCCAAGTCCCGAAGCAGAGGAATGTAATCGGTACTGCCAAATAGCCGGATTTCAGCTCCGACTTATCCGCAGACTGCACTTCGCACTTGATTTTGTACCATGTGTCCAGCGGGGAATACATCAGGTAAAGCGGGCCTTTTGTCACGAACGAAATAAACGCCTGATACCGGGAATAGTCGAAGAATATCATTTCGCCTGTCACGGCATACTGGTTAAGGAATTCATCCGATATCAGCCATGTGCTTCCGGCTTGGATGGTGGAGTAGGTTTTGCCAAATCCTAATCCACCAGGCGCATTGAAGTACGCCGTTTTGTCCATCAAATCCCATTCGGCGCCGACACCGTTCTTGAGCTTAAATTTTCTCATCAGTAAGCCCTCCCAAGCGCACGGTTGACCGCCTGTACCAAGTTCCTTGCGGCAGCTTCACCGGCTGCGTTATCGTAGCCGTTAAATGTGTTGTTCATTTCGATGGTGATGCCGCCACGGTCGTTTCCGTTCAGTGGCATAACATGGGCACGGCCACCGGCCATGGTAAGCAGCTCCGGCCCGGCTTCGCCGACGATGGCGCTGCCGGAGGACAAAACTCCGCCCTTGGCAAGATAAGCAATTTTTCCGATGGTCGGAATATTAAATCCGAGGGACTTACCGCCCAAAACAGGAACCCAGTCAGGGACATCAAAGTGGATCTTATTCAGACCGTTTATCATCCAGTTGATTGCGTCAATGACCATGTTGATTAGTGCAATGATGCCGTTAATGGGCGCTTTTGCAATGTCAACAAGCGCCGTAAAGATTCCCTTAAAGATTTCCTGCACACCTTTCCATGCTCTTTCCCAATCTCCAGTAAAAACGCCACGAACAAAATCGATAATACCGTCAAAAACGGCCTTTATGGAATCCCAAATAGATTTTACTGTTGCGAAGAAGAAATTTAAGATTTCCCCCAATATTCCAAACGATTCCGACCAATCCGTCGTAAATACGCCCTGCAAGAAATCATCCACACGCTGGAGGATGGCCTGTATCTCGTCGCCCTTTGTTGCAATCAGCGCAACAAGTCCTACAATGGCGGAAATAATCAGAACTATCGGGTTGGCTATCAAAAAATTAACAGCTGTCGTTATGCCCGTTACAATTCCAGGGATTACAGTTCCCGTTATGAATGTGAACGCAGATGACACAGCGCTCATAACGGCTGGGATAGCTGTTTCTGTAATAAAACCTATTGCCGCCCCAATTCCGCTTGAAATTCCCTCTACAACGGTTGTAATAATCGGCCCCATTTTAGTTGCCGCTTCAATAATGGCGGGTATTACCGTGCCTGACAGCTTGCTCATCGCTCCGGCTATGCCTGATATGATTCCAGCAACAGGAGAGATTGCCGCAATAAGACCGCCGACAATAAGGATCGTCTTTTTGACCCCATCGTCGAGGTTTGAAAACCAATCGATTGCGTTTTGAAGCCCTGCGACGATTTTATTGATAATCGGCAGCAGGATATCACCGATGGAAATCGCCAAGTTATTGAGCCCGTTTCGGAGTATTTTCATCTGGCTTTCGGTCGTTGCGTATCTTTTGCTAGCCTCGTTGGAGAGGGCAATATTTTCGTCCCATGCAGTATTTGCGGTTGTAACAGCATCGTCCAATACATTGGATGCAAGGGCTAACGCACGAAGCATATTTGACTGGCGAATCCCGGAGAGCCCCAATTCATCCAATACGGAGATTGTGTCCTCTCCATTTTCGTTCATCTTCCCAAGCCCGCCGATGAAAGCACTGATTGCGTCTATCGGTTCATTGCCCCACATATTTGCGAATTCAGAAGCAGATACACCAGCGATCTTTGCGAATGTTTCAAGATCATCACCGCCAGCAGACACAGCCTTGCTTATTGCGGTCATTGTTTGGGTCATTGCCGTACCGCCTGCCTCTGCGTTGATGCCAACAGAGGACATTGCGGTGGACAATGCAAGGATATCCTGTTCGGACAACCCGGCAACTGTACCAGCAGACGCAAGGCGTGTAGCCATCTCAACAATATCGCGCTCTGTTGTGGCAAAGTTATTACCAAGGTCAACGATGGTACTGCCGAGTTTGGAGTATTCATCAGCGGTCGTTCCGGTAATGTTGGCAAATTTGGCAAGTGCAGAGGCAGCTTCATCAGCGGAAAGGTTTGTTGCTTCGCCCAAGTCGATCATAACGCGGGTAAAGTCAAGTACATCATCGGTGGCAATACCCAACTGTCCAGCAGCTTCCGCAACCGCCGCAATCTCCGTAGTGGACGCAGGAATTTCTTCTGCCATGTCCAATATGCCCTGCCGGAGTGCCGCAAGCTGCTCTGTAGTGCCGTCTACTGTTTTTTCAACGCCAGCAAAGGCGCTTTCAAATTCTACAGCCGCTTTTGTGGCTGCCACTCCTGCTCCTGCAAAGGCCAAAGATGCCGGTGCAAACTTCTTTGCAATGTTCCCGGACTTTTCTGCTATTTCGCCGGTAACCGCTGAAACCTGTGCAAGTGCAGCACGGCTCTTGGACGCTTCGGCCTGTAGGTCTTTCAGCTTTAGTTCGGCGCTGGTCAGTTCCCGGACTAACTCACGGTATTGTTTTTGGTTGATCTCCGTGCCGTCCGCCATTTCCTGATCCGCTTTCTTTTTGGCGTTTCGGAGGCTTTCAACCTTGTTTTCTGTATTTTTGATTTGTTCCCCGAGCAATTGCTCCTTTTGTTTGAGCAGGTCAATATTAGTCGGGTCGAGTTTCAGCAGGCGATTGACTTTATTAAGCTCCGATTGTGTCCCACGGATTTCGCTGTTCAGCGAGCTGATCGCTTTCGACAATCCCTTTGTATCGCCGCCGATTTCAACAACGATGCCTTTAACATTTTCAGCCAATCTTACCACCTCCTGCGAAGAAATCACGCAAGCCGCCGGGTCTGCCCCTTATGGCATACTGTTCTGCGTCGTTGGCCTTTTCGATCATCAAATCATAGACCATTCCGCAGGTCATGTCCTCCAGCGCTTCATCGGATAAACCGAGTTCAGCGCAGCGGAGCATAAAGGTTGACCCGGTAGGCTCACGCACGGTTTGTTTTATTTTTTTTTTGGAACAGCAGTAGTCTTGTTGTTCAGGCTCCAAAGCTCCAAAATGGCAGGGAGCACTTTATAGATGGAAAACATCTCAAACTGCTCCAGCCACTCGTCAACATTGTCCGGGATTGACCCGTCATATTGCCGAGCCATGATAAAAGCGACATCCTCAAATATTTCAAGATCGCTTACGGAAAAAGATCCGTCATCGGATGTCGCTGCCGTTTGTAGCTTTTGCAGGTCACGGACAATGTCCCGACCCACTTTATGGCGGTAGATGCGTGGGGTCAGCGCATTAGCGCACAACCCTACGCTTTTTCCGTCGATCTCGATTACTTTGGTCATTTCAGCCTCCAGTCGTCGGAGTGAATACGGCGGTGTACCAGCCGTTCACGGTCGCCTCCGGGGTCTCCGCCGTAGTGTAGGCAAGGGAGTTGCCGTTTGCCAGCGGGGAAGCGGTGATGCTGACGGTTTGCGTCTGCGGCTCTACGCTCTCGGTCGTGGTGTTCAGCTCACGGGTAGGCCGAGTGCAGGTGCAGTTGTAAAGAACAAACTTCGTCCCGTTCACATCGCCCTCCTCTTGGAACAGCAGTGCGAAAGACTTGGGCTGAATGTTTGCATTCTCTATCATCACCTTGCTGGTGGTGTCAAGAGTATACCCGAAAACATCCTTGAGGAATGCTTCGGGGAAAACGGCAACTTCGAGATCGCCGGTGTAGCCGCTGTTCGCCACGGCTACGAAATACTGAATGTTGTCCGCATAAAACGGTGTGGTATCGCCGGAAGGCTCCAAAGACAGGCTAACTGCGCCGGGGATGGCTACGGGAGTGCCATAGGTGTTATTTTCCCCGTCGAGGATAGCGTAATGGACATTCGAGATACCGAATTTAACTTTATCAGCCATTTTTACACCTCGATTTCATAAACTACTTGGTTACACTGCTGATCTTCAATGTAACTCTCGGACTTCTGCCAAAACAGAGAGGACAAGGCCTGTTCGACTTTGCCCTCTGCTGTTAGGTCTTTATCTTTTGTGTAAAGCTCAACCTGTATATGGTTGATGGGGTGATACACCACATTGTCAGCGCCAAAATTATTGGAGTAGGAGACGCGATAGAGGATATACGGTAACTTTTGCGGCTTATTAAAGTAACCGTAAGCTACGGGCATCCTCGTCTGTTTTAACAGGGAATTGACCTCTTGCAGTGTCATCCTTTCTTAATCACCACCTTTACACGGGTTAATAGTTTCTGCTCTGCCTTTTGCTCCGCTGGGCCGATGTGGGGGAATGGGCGGGCAGAGCCTTTTGCGGTTCCGCCTGGGCCTGCGTGACCATGTTCCAGCAAGTGCGTGAGCTGGTAATCCGTTTTGTTGAAAATTCGCATACGGATATCGCTGTAGCTCTCATATGCGACCTTGTCACGCCAACCGGCCTTATAATCGCCGGTCTGTACCGGGCTGCCGGTCACAATGTCTTGGCGGCATTCCTTTGCCACCTGCCGAACCTCTTTTTTTACGCCATTCGTAACGGCCTGGTCATAGTTTTTCAGTTCGGACAGGATTGCCGTTGTCAACTCATCCGGTCTAACCGTTTTCGACATCGTTTCCCACCTTTTCCTCTAGGTACAGCTCTATTTCATCGCTGCCTGTTGCAAAATAGGTGCGATAAATGGAATAGCGTGTGCCGCGCCACTCGGCTAATTTCTGCCCAGCATAGTTGGCGATAGGAGTAACCGCCACAAGGGACGGCTGCAAGCCGTTTTGACCGGCGGAATAGAACTCCGCCCGTGTAGCGGACTGCAGCCGCGCCCAGACCTGTGTTGTGGTTTCTGTGGCAATCTGTACCCCGATATCGTTCTGCTCAAAGGTTTGGGAGATTAATGTAATGAGATCATCCAAATCAACCACCCACCTTTTGCTCAAACAGTCGGTTGTTGAGTGCCCAGCGCAGCATACGCGGCATTGCCACTACTTTCTCTCTGCGCTGCCGGTAGAGGTAAGCGGCGTACATCTCCACCAGTACGGCATCACCCGTACTGGTGGAGAGCACGATGCCCTCGGTGGCAATGTACTCTTTGGCAGACGCGATCAGCGCCAAGAGATAGTTGTCCAGCGCTGCGGTGGAAAGCTGCAAATCGACTTTCAAGATCACAAGGATGTCAGCGTCTGTCATGCTTTAACCCCCCTTAGGAAGCCTTGGTTACATTGACGGTATAGACTACGGTCTCGTTGCCGTTCTTCACGGTTACGGTCAGAGGATGGGCAGTGCCATCAGCCAGCCAAGTAACAGTGCCGCCGTTTTTCACATTGGCGTTGTTGTAGGCGATAGCAACCTGTGCGCCTGCGACCTCGGTGGTGGCGTTTACGGCAGCAGTCGCAGCGGAAGCGGTAGCGGTGTAGCTCAGCACATCGCCATCAAAAGCAGGGCTGAGGGACAGGTTTCCAACGGTCAGAGCAGACAGCTTTGCGTTGTTGGCGGTATCAGCCGCAAAGGTCATGGAGGTGGTTACGGAAGCGCCGTTAATGTTGATCGCCACAAAAGCGCCGGGGATAACGGGCATACCGTCAGCACGCTCTTTGCCGCGGAATACGGTGTTGTCCTGAATGAACTGAACCTCGCGGGATGCTTCGATGGTCATGCCGGAGCGCTGCGCCCACAGGTACAGGTCGCCATAGCCGCCAACGATGTCGCCATCGGGGATAAATTCGAGGATTTCCACATCACCGCCGATGATGGGCATGGTCATACCGTCAAAGGTGACATACCGGCCCAAAGCGGTAGCAAGGATTGCCTTGGACTGCAGAGTAGCCAGGGTCTTGCTATTCATAGCCCAGAAGCGCTCGCCGCGGGAATAGCGGGTGAAGGTGTTACCAGCAGCAACAGCCAGCGCAGCCCAGAAAGCCTCGCCGGTGGAAGCGGTGGGAATGGTGATGATGTTGGAAGTGTGCAGGTCAACCCAAGCAGGAGCATTGGCCGGGTAATCGCTGGGTTTGCTCTCCTGCGCCAGACGCGTCACAATACCAAGAGGCATCTTCTGACCAGCGCCCTTGCCGTACAGGATGGCCTTATCCTTGGCAAGGCCGATAGCCTCGGACAGCATCTCGACGATCCAGGAGGCGAGGTTTACATCGTTATCCTCCAGCAGGGAATTACAAACAGGAACATAACCGGCAACCTTGAAGCCGTCAAGAGTGATCTGGTTAAAGCTGAAGGTCAGCTCATTGATGGCACCGCACATTTCAGTCCAAACGGCCTCGGGGACAGTACCGGCAATGGTCTGACGGGCTTCGCCATTGACATTGCGGATGCGGACCCGACGCATCAGTTTGGAGTAGCGATACATATTCTCGGCAATGAGGTCGAGGAATACAACAGGGATGGTCAGCTCACCACCGGTGATATCTCTCTTGCTGCGGGCAGCGTTACGAAGCTCCGCAAAGAAGGTCTGCACATCGGGCTGGGCTACGATAGCGTCACGCTGCTCTTTGGGAAGAGCGTCAAAGGCGCGCACATTCATGGGGAGGGAGCGAATGTTGATGGTATTCATGGTAAAATCATTCCTTTCGTCTTTCTTTTCTGCTTTGGGTTCAGCCTTGGGAGGATCCTTTTCGGCATTTTCCAAATCTTCCTCAAGGCCCTTGATTTCTGCGGACAGTTTTTCTTTTTCGGCGTTGTGGGCATCCTGTTCCTCGGTAAATTTGTTCATGGCGTCCTCAACAGCCTGCTGCTCCTCATCGGTGGTGGCTTCGCCGATTGCTTTTTCGATTTCAGCGGAGCGTGTTGCAAATTCTGCGTCTTTAGCTACCAGCGCCTCAAAAGCTGCTCTTTTCAGTTCCAGCTTTTTGGCAATCATAATGGATTTCAGTGCCATGTCAGCACTCCTTTCTTAGCTTTTTGAGGGCTTCGGCCCTCCATTGGTCGAGCTTGCGCTCGTTGATCTTTTCAAGGTCTTTTTTCCGAGCCTCTACCATGGTGTCCTCGTAGGCCGGGAAGGTAACGACCGATACCTCATACAGTTTGACTTTGCGAATAGTCCACACGGTTGTGCCATCTGGCCGGATTTCGGTTTCCTCGTCAAGGATGTCAAAGCCGAAAGAACATTGGGAAACATCCCCACGCTTTACGCGCTCATAGGCGTTCATGGCATCCTGATCCGCTTGATTAATGAGGATGGACCCCCAAAGGCCCAAATCGTCAACGCGGAGGGTCAGTGTACCAGCTGTTGTTCTGCCAAGCACGATTGTGGTATCATGGTTAACCAGCGCCCGAATATCATCACCGAGGGTACCATCAAAGGCTCCTCGGTCAATGCGCTCGATGGCTTTATCCCACATCCGGTATTCGCCGGTAAAGGTGGCGAAATAGCCCTCAATGTAGAGGTTTCCATCAGCAGCGCGGGTTTTGAAGTCGCCACTGCGGCTGATTGCCTGTCTTGCTCCTACCATTTACTCACCTCCTCCGTTTAGTTTTTTCTGATCGCCAAGGCGGTCCGCTGGAATGTAGTTTTCAAGGGCCAAAAGCTCATCCATTCCCTCGTGCGGAGTAAGCCCAACCCAACTGCGCCACTCGTTCCGTGTCATTGCCATGCGGTCAACCATTTCCGCGCCAGCTTTGATGGTTTCCTCCAAGGAATAGTTGTAGAGGGAGCGGACATTGAAGCGGAAAAAGTAATCCGGAGATACGAGCAGCTTTCGGCTAAACTCCTGCTCCAAAATCTGTGCAATCGGCATGATACGGGAAGAAATAAAGTTGTTCCATTCGTCTCGCTTGAACTCGCCAACGCCCAAAACAAAAGGCGGCACGCCAAGAATGGTTGCCACCGTCGTTTTATCCAGTTTTACGAAGTCTGCCAGCGCAAGATCAGATAGAGTAAGGGGCCTTACCTGTTCCACCGAGAATTGCTCGGCAGGAATCAGCCAAGGTTCCCCGGCTTTATTGCTTGCAACAAAATCGCCAAGGAGCTTTGCACGCCCCTCCGGGTCAGAAAACTCGTCCGTCAGCGAATCCACCTTCACGATAAGAGAAGGTTTCCATTCACTGGCCATGAAACCATTTTCTGTTTTCGCCGCTTGCTTGAGGTTATTTGCCACATCAGCCAGCGCAATGCTGTACCCAGTGCCTTGCCATGGGTAGTAATTGCTCGGATTTATGGCAAAATGCAGCACATCCTTCGGGTCATAGGGTTTCCCAGATATTTCGATGCTATAATACCGTTCCCCATTCGGCACAAATGCTACAAACGCCGCCGGAATCGGGTCAAGCCGCCGGAGCAGCCCCTTCCGGGTCTTTGGGAGCACTACAGCGTTCCCCCGGCCATCCAGCAGCATTGTTTTGATGATCCACTGGATAAAGTTTGACCGACCCATGTAGCTGTTCGGCTCGATATCAACCACACGAGACAGCCCATTTTTAACCCGGATATCTCCACTATCGGTGTTTTGCATCAGATAGATTGTCATACTTCCAATTAAAGACGCAATCCTATCAACAGCGGCACAGATTTCCGGGTTGTGCGCAAGGTCTGTATAGCCGGAACAGGTTAGGTCTTTCCAGCCGGTTCCATCACACAGGCATACAGCGCTCCGCGTTTGGGGCTTATCCCGAGAGCGGAAGCGCTCAAAAAAATTTGCTATGCTCATTTATCACCCCACCATTTCTTTCCTGCTTTAGATTTATCCAAAGCCTCCAAGTACCGCACCGTGGCGAATACGGAGGCATCGAACACATCAATTCGGTTTGTCGGTCTTACCTTGTCGTACTGGATCATATCGTCTGTCTTTTCGACGGCCGAGACATTCCCAACACAATACTCATATGCTTCGGAATGCATATAGTACAGCGTCCCATTTTTGGCGCTCTGCTCGATATGCCGGAAACCTTCTGATTTCCTGTAAAAATACTGCGGTTGGTCGATAATGTTAAACCCAGCCGATTTCATGCCAATGAAATACTCTCGGCAGAATTTACGGTCATGCCCCACCTGTCGTATTCGGAAACCGCGCTTTCGCATTGTAACAAACCAGTTGACAACATCGGCGTGGTTTACGGTTGGACTGTTGCACATGGTCAAAAGTCCATCATCGGCCCAGCCGAAAAGCGGTATACCATCCTCGTCGGCCTTAACATGAGCCTGCACCACAGGGAACCAAGCGTGGCTGATGATGATATCCACGCCTTTGTAATTTCCAAAAAGCGCAGCTGCCGTTAGGTCGTGCATTTTTGATAGGTCTGCACCGCCGTACCAGTCTATTGGGAGCTTGGAAAGCTCGTCCAGCGTCCAGTTGTATTTTTCATCGCTTCGCCGGAATTCGTCGAGGTTGAAATAGGACTTGATAGCCCCGGTATAGACATTGAGAGACTTTGCGAAGAAATCTTTCCGCTGCTGCGGATCATTCTGCGCCTGCAAGCTGTCGTTTAGGATTTCCTCCGGTCGGATGGATACCCCATAGGCCGGGTTTGCCATCTCGTGTACCAAAGGATTTGTATAGTCGATGTTGCCCTCCTCATCCGGATTGGCGCAGCACATGAAGATAAAATATTGTTCGTCCTTGATGGTGCCATCCAATACCTTGCGGCAGTATTGCAGCCGCTGCCCAAGGAATCCCTGTTCGTTATCGCCAGCGGTGGAAATTCCTATCAGCAGCTTGTTGGTATATGCCTTCATCGCCTCTTTGAAAAGGTTGTACTGCTTTGGCTTGGTAAAGGCGTGGATTTCATCGCAGATCGCAATATTGCAGTTAAGAGAATCCTGCGCATCCGGGTTTGCAGCCAGTGCGCGGATAAAAAACGAGCCGTCCGGAAGCTCCGCCTCCATCGAGTGTTCATTGTTGTTGTCTATGATCTTTACACCGCCGCCATGCTTCTCGTCCTCGCCCATAAGCCGGATATTGTAATCCAGAAAATTAAAGCTCTCAAGGGATTGCATCAGAGCCGCGGCCGATATGTAGGTTTTGGAGCCGCTGCGCCGGTACCACAGGGACAGCGCCCAAGCAAGGGAAGCGGCAAAGCTCGTTTTAATGTTTTTCCGAGGTATAAAAATAAGGGCCTCGTGAAACCGCACCACATCAGTGCCTTTCAGCTTAAACCCTAAAAGATTGTAAATGATAAATTTGTGAAACGGCTCCAGCAGGAATGGCTTCCCCCGGAGCGGTGTACCGTCCAGTTTTTCCCCCTGTTGGTGGCAGAGGGTCTTTTCGATAATCTGAATGCAAAATTCTGGCCCTTTCGGCGCAAAATCGTATTCGTCATTATCGAGGTCAGCAAAGAAACGGTCAACGGCCTGCCGCAATTCCTTACAGGCTACCTTTCTACCGTCTCTGATGCTTTCGGCATACGCAAGTACTATGGGCCAATTCTTGCCCTTAATCTGTTTCAAGGCTGGCAAGAGCAGCAGCAAGGCCGCCCTTTTCCTCCTTTTCCTTTACTCCGCCGGTCATTTTGCGGAAACTCGAAGGAGTAAGCCCCAATTCGCGCCAGTATGCCAGTGCACTCTTGTTGAGGTCATCCCAAAGGATTAACAGAGGGTTTTTCACCATGTTGGTGGCGTTCCCCTTGTTGGTATATTCGATCACAGACTTTCCGCCGGATTTTTTGAACTCCGCCTTGGTCTTGTCCCGTTGTTCGAGTATCTCTGCCAGCGTTTCTACCGCAGATTGATAAGATGGGTCGGCCGTACCGAGTTTTTCCATCTGTTTTTCGATAGTTTCAACCCATTTTTCCTTTGTCATGGCTTCCCCTTTCTCAAAAATATGCCGTAGAGTTGGAAAAAGTTCCCCCCGCCGGTCCCCATAGACAGGCGGAAGGCGCAACGGATAGGGGGGGGGGTATCAGTAACGGCCCCTTGCTGCTGTTGCTTTTTCCGGGTGCTGCTTGTTATGGCAGCCCTCACACAGGCTTACTAAATTTTTATCTTCGTAAGCCAACTCCGGGTACTCATCTGCGTGTTTGATATGATGCACCGTTGTAGCCTGTACCGCCTTTCCGTACCGCTTGCAGTGCTGGCACATATATCCGTCACGCCTTAATATCTGTTGGCGCTTCCTCCGCCACCTGGGAGAATTATAATCAAATACAATGTTCATTACCCGCCCTGTCCCTCCCGGTGTCTACTATGCCGGGCTACCAATTATTGTTACCAAACCGTGGTTATCCGCTTAGTGCCTGTCTTGTTCCCGCACAGCAGGAGCGTCTGCGGCTGCTCATGGTCGCTCTCGCTGCTGGGCAGCAGCATCTTCCGGGCTGCGTAGCCTCCGTACTGCTGCCATGCGGTACAGCTAACCACTACCAGCTGCTTGGTACGGATAACATTGTTGTTGCTGTCCACCACGATCTTTTTGGGCTTACTGATGGTGCCTTTGTGGGTATGCCCAACAATCAGAGCGTCAATGCCCTCTATGGTGTAGCCGAAGCGCTCATTGCGGTTTACCGTTGCACCGGTGTAAATGCCGCCGCCGGAGCCATGGGTAACAGCCATCGTATAGCTGGTGATAGGGATATCTCTTGTTACCCTGCGCCCAATCTCCAGCTTGAGGAATGCTATGTCCTCGGCGTAGTAGTCCTCCATGTCCAGCTTGCACATGATATCGCCCATAATGTCTTGGTCGGTGTCCCTGGCTGTCCTCGCTTCGTGGTTACCGGATACCGCGCAGAGTATCTTACTCTTGATGGGCGTTAGCATTTCCACCATCATCTTTTTCTGCTCCCGCGGGCGGATATAATCCTCAAAGGGGCTTCCCACCGCGTTCCGGGTATTGTTGTTGATGAGATCGCCGCCAAGGATGAGATAAGCATCCTCCCGCTCTACCCGGCGGCAGAATGCTTGCCAGCCCTCTTTATCGTGTAGGATGCTGCCCAAATGCACATCAGATACCGGATACACCTTGATGGTGTCGCTCTGCGGGATTTTGCGGACTATTAAATCCATAGGTATCCCCTCCTTTATGGCATAAAGAAAGAGAGCGCCTTTCGGTACTCTCTGATTGCTTTTTTGTAAGGCAGACTATTGCGAACTTGCGGTCTGCCAGCGCGGCACCTTTTTTACGAAGGTCATGTATCTTCGGCCGATGGGATAACGGGGCATCGGCGCCCCCGTAAGAAGGAGGTAAAACATGAAGGTGGAGCACCCGATAGGGCTTGAACCTATAACCCGCTGCTTACAAGGCAGCTGCTCTACCATTGAGCTACGGGAGCAGATCGCCGGGATTAGGGGCCCGGCTCCCCACCAGGAGGAATGTCAAGGGAAGTCTGTGTTTTACCACGATATAAGTATACACTATGTAAGGCGTTATTTTGTCCCGAATTTGTCCCAAGTTTTACAGCTCGGTCACACCGTATCGGCAAATAGCGTATCTCTTTAGTGCCTCGTCCATCCTGCGGTACAGCTCCGACCTGCTGATGTGCAGCTCGTCACATAATCTATCGATGGCATTGTACTCACGCCGCATGACGGCCACCTCAAGTATCCTGCGCTGCTGGTCGGTCAGGATAGACAGGCCACGGTCCATCTGCCGCACTTGCCACTTAACCAGCTCATGGTTGACGGTGAGGTTGTCCCTATTGCAGATGGCGTTTATTATGCGCTCCTCGGCGGTCGAGCCTCCTCCCTGTACAGGCGTGGCATCCATTGTTGGTGACCTGATGCCCTCCATCCTTGTGGTCAGCGTATCGATCTCGTCCTGCAGGCTGTCGATGGCCATGAGCTTTTCGTAATACCTGGCAAGCTCCCACTTACAGGTCTTTTTGTAGTCTATCATGTGGTTCCTCCTTTCTCTTGCCGTAGGAGCAGAAATCGTCCTCGTGCATCTGCGCACAAAGTATATTCGGCTGCCCCGGCGTGCCATCTCTGTACTTGCAGTCCTTGCATCTGACCACCGGCACTGCATCAACAGATTCCTCCGCCAGCATCTTCATCCACTCACAGTCGGCAGGCTCACAGTCCATTCCAGGATACATTCTGTCGCAGATACTACAGATAATATCCACTGCAGTTTCATTTTTGATGTATGGCTTAATCATAGACATCCCCCTTTTCGTCTATCTTTGCACCACAATCCTCACAATATTTTTTAGTAGGCTTATCCCAACTGCCATCGGTGGTGATGACAAAGCCACACGCAGAGCAGCACCACTCGTCTCCGCCAAGATGTACCCACCGCCCATGCACCACCGGAGCTACATCGGCAACGGGCATATCAAGAATATCCCCTACATCGACAACTTGAACATAGCCAATGCGAGTGTCGGCGTCCCATGCCTTTTGAAGCAGTGCTTTTCTGTTAATGTATTCAGCCATTGCCGCCCCCTCATCAAGGCCAACAATTCGGCGGAATTCGGCTTTCTCTTCCGGTGTTTTGTAAGGCTCTGCCTCAGAGCAAAATTGAGAACCCATTACTTCCCTATTGTAATAATTGCATACCTCAAAATCATCACCATCATCGTCAACCGATTGGTACCAAGAGCAATCTTTACAGCGTACCACGGAAGCTACATCTTCCGTTTGCATATCCGCAAGCACCCGCTTCGCATCTGCCATCATGGCGTTTGGTTCGGTTACTTCCAAAGCGGTCAACTTGGCAATCGCCACACTACGCTCAATATACTCAGCCATTGTCAGCCCTCCTATTCCAAAATCCGACCAGCTTGTCAATGTCTTTGCTTCTCGGCGATGCCATAGCGCCAATCATGCACCCATCCTTATGCCGAGGATTCCCAACAAGCAAAGCAGTTTCGATATGATCGATCGTTACAGCTTCGATTTTCATGTCGCATCCGCAAAACGGGCATGTTTTGAGTTCTCGTTCAGCTTCAGCCATCGTTTTCTCCTCCTTCCGGCAGCACCACCAGCCGCCCCTCCTTGTCTGCCTCGGCCAGCTCGCGTAAGCGGCCATAACCTCCGCCGATGCTGTTCAGCACAGTCATCATTGCGTACCACTCGCCATGCATACTGAGTACTTCTGTCGGCTCCAGCCCTGTGTCCTCGTAGGCTTTCAGCCGCTCCCACACTTTACGCTGGGAGCACGCGCCGTTATACGGGCACGGAATCTCCCGGCATTGCGCGATGTCGCAGAGGTTCCCCTCAAATGTCATTCGTTCCATCACTCTACCTCCGCTATTCTTCTGGCGGCCATTTCTACATACGAGGGATTGATCTCACATCCCACAAAACCGCGCCCCATGCGTTTGGCCACCACGCCTGCTGTGCCGCTGCCCGCAAATGGGTCAAGTACAACGCCGCCCTCTGGGCAACCCGCTAAAACACACGGCTCGATCAACTTTTCCGGGAACACGGCGAAGTGTGCGCCGCGAAATCCGTTTGTGCTTACGCTCCAGACGCTCCGCTTGTTCCTGCGCCCCGTCTTGTTTTCACCGTTCCCGTGGCTCTCACGCTCCACCTGTGCGCTGTTGTCGTGAGATCGACCGCCGGTATAGGCTCCGCCGCCTCGAAATGTCCTTGCGTTTCCCTTGGCCGATGTGACTGGTTCGCTGATTGCCGCCGCGTTGAAATAATAGTGCGCTGACTTTGACAGCAGGAAGATGTACTCATGTGACTTCGTGCATCGGTCATTTACACTCTCCGGCATACAGTTCGGCTTCTGCCAAATGATGTCTTGCCGCAAATACCAACCGTCTGCACGGAGGGCAAATGCCAACTGCCAAGGTATGCCGATCAGGTCTTTTTTCTTGTACCCCTGCGGTATGCGCTTTGCGGTGTGTCCGCAGGAATTGCGGGTGTTCGTCGGCGGCTGGTTCCCCGAATTGGTAGCATAGCTATCGCCCATGTTCACCCACAGTGTTCCATTCGGATGCAGCACCCGCCGGACTTCACGGAATACAGCAACCAGCGCCTGCAGGTATTCCTCCACGCTGGCCTCGTTCCCGATCTGCCCATCCACTCCATAATCTCGCAAATTATAGTAGGGCGGGGATGTCACGCAGGTATGTACGCTTTCTGGCGGCAGCGTCCGCAGCAGCTCCAGCGCGTCGCCTTGCAGAATAGTGCATTCCATCACTCCACCTCCTCTTTCAGTTCGTCATACAACTCGCTGAACCGCTTGTTCCACTTCCTGAGCCCGAAGAAACAGTACACGCCCAACACAATCCACAGCCCGCTGGCGATGTTTTGCAACAAATTTTCCATCATTCTACCTCCTGCATCCAGAACTCGCGACGACAATCTGTACACCTTTGTTCTGGGTATCCGCACCCTTCGCTATATCTGTGAGCCGCGGAAATATCAGACGGACAAAACCGCAGTACTCCGTACTCATCAAGCCTCGCCTCCGGGTAGTGCTCCAAAAACACACTCTGCCGCGTCTTACACGGGTTCTCTTTTGACCATTCCTCGACTATAGCAATCTGATCCGTAGCGTCCAGCGTTGACGCACTACTAACCACACAGCGCGACTCATTATAAGCAGGGCATCCTATACATCCAGCACAAAAACTCTCGCACATTCTGTTGCGTTCCTCGATAAACTTCACAGCATCCATGTTATCCCTCCTTTTATTTTTGGAACAGTGCCAAAATATCGTTATAGACCTGAACAACAACATCTTTTGCTGCGTCTACTGCATCGTATGTTACATTTTTAGCTATGACCATCTTCAAAATCGTGTCGGAAGAGGGAATAAAAATAAAAATTCCCAATGAAATAATTAAAATGACCAATGATATTTTGAAGGTTCTCTTTCCTCTCAAATAATCTTCATCGTCGTTTCCATATTCTTTATTTCTCACCATTGCTCCCAATCCATAGACAAAAGGAATGAATCCACAAAAAGAAGCAAATAAAGATACTGCTCTAATACCTTTCGCAATATCAATCAAATAAAACAACCACGGGTTAATTACAGGTTCCATCAGTTTATCCCTCCAAAACTCTCAAGATAATATTGCTTGCCGTCCTGCCAGCCTTTGTAGTAGGCTGCCTGCTCCCGGCGTTCCTGTTCCTCTGCGGTGATCTCCGCCTGGGCAACTTCATCCACATGGTTCCACCTTTCGGCCGAAATAGCCGATAGAACGATTATGCAGAAAGCAGCTAAGATTATCGTAACTACCGCTGCCGTCCAGTTCCTCATAGCGAATCCCTCCTAAATCCGAAAAATGTCTTTATTTGCGGCAGGGTCTCCAGCCTGTGGCCGTCTACCGTTACTAAGGCGGCATAGCCCTGACCTATCCAGCCACGGTGCCAAATCCCCCGGGCCTCGTAGTAGTCCACGCTCTCCCTGCGCTCTGTTGTTTTGCCGCAAACCCTTATCTCGATGTCGATTTTCCCATCCCGGCGCTTTATCCAATTCTTTGGACGCTTATACTTACCGGATGCCGCCGCATCCTTGTAGCATTGTTTGGAGCAGTACTTTTGTCCCGGCTGGCCGAAATAGTCCTTCCCGCAGTATTCGCATTTCTTCGGCTCGGCTTTTTTCATACTGCTTTTGCGGGCCCGGATGCTGTCCATGGCCTTTTGGCACTCCTTGCAATACAGCTGCCGGGTGTTGGTGCTTCCTATCGGCCCTCCGCATCTCTTGCATGGCCGGTTGGGGTCTCTCTTGATTCCATAGCGAGACAAGATTGGGGCCACAGAGCCGTAATCAAGATCGAGAATTAAGGCAATCTCCCTGTTGGTCTTGCCCTCCCGCACCAGCTTCTCCAGGAACTCCGGGTCGTTTGAATTAGAACAGCCGATTTTGGCGTTAGGAGACGCTTTATCGTATGACATCATAACTCACCACCTTTTCCTGCTCGGCCATCTCTGCGCGCATTTTTATGGCTTTGGTGACAGCGTTCCAGCGCTTGATAAATTCCTCGGCACTTTGCCCCTCAAAAGTAGGCTTCTGCCGTTTTATTTCCTTCTGCCCCATTAGGGCACCTCCTCGATTGTTATTTCCGTCCTCGGATTTTGTCTGTCGTACTCTCCCCGAAGCCTTAACTCCACATGGTCAAAGCTATCATCGGCGATTACTCCCCGGTGTACCAGCCCGTCCATCAGCATCTTGCCGTTGTAGTTGTCGGGGTCGTGCCTGTGCCTGGTTGGAAAGTAGTAGGTGATGGTCACCACCGCCTTGCCCATTGGTTTGCACTTGGGGCAGTATGCAACAAACAGCTGCAGCCAGCGCTGCTTTTCCGCTCGGTAGTCCCAGGCGTTCGCCCGCCCGGCGTACTTATTCAGCGATGGTGGGATTTCGGGGATTGTGATTTTCACGCATTCTCCTCCATCATTCGCTCCGCCAGCGCTATGTCATAGCTGGGCAGCTGCTTTACCTCGGCCATACCGGCCAGCTTTGCCCGGATATCCGCAGGCAGGGCTTGCATTTTGCGCTCGCTCTCCTGCCTTGCCCGGTAGCTGCGCATAAAGTTGGACTGCACCACGCTCTGCACTGTCCCGGTGTCCATGCTGGCCCATTCCCGCAGCTGGGAGGGGTGGCCTACCAACCGTTGTAGGTTCTCCGGCAGGGCTGCAAACTCTTTCTCGCTGTTGTAGCCGCTGTTCCGCAGGGCCTTTGCAATCAGCGCCCATGCTTCCCCCTCGGAGAGTTCCGCCGGGTGGCTGATCTCCCCGATGCTGGCGATAATAGCCCCAATATGCGGGGGGAACCCCTTGCGGTCGCTGGCAATGTGTGTCTTAACCGCCGCTGCTACAAGGTTAGCCGGGTAGTCTGCCAGCATCTCCGCCCACAGGTTTACCACCGCTTCGGCATCCTGCCGCTTCATGTCCCGATAGTACGCAGGGTAAGCGGCCTTCAAGACCGACATGACGGCAAGTGTTTCAGAACGGGTCATGCTCTCCCTCCTCTTGCAGCATTTGCAGGAAAACATTGTCGGTTTCCCCCTGCGGAAGCTCGTCCTCCCACCTGCGCTGGTTCAGCCATGTTGCAGGGTTTGGGATGTACTGGCCGTTGTTCTCCGTCCATTGGCGGCTCCGCTTCTGTGCAGATATGGCATCCATCATGCGGTCAAAGGTCTGCTTATCCGGCTTGATGCGCTCAAAAGCCTTTTCCGCTGCGCCTTTGCCGACTTTCTTGGGATACTGCGCCCAAAATTCGGAAAACCGGCCCCCTTGGGGGGCATGGGGGGTACTTGGATTCGGATTAGGATTCGGATTCGGATTCGGATTGGATTCAGGCCGCAGCTCGCCGCAATCCGCCGCAAGTTGCGGCAACTCGCCGCAGATTTCCGCAGACGGTGTAAAGCCGCTGTTTTTGGGCGGGTCGGGATATTTGGGTTTGCATTCTCGTATCCTTTGATGTTCAGCCCAAGTCGGGAACCAAAAGTAGGGCTTCCCGTCCACCTCGTAGAGGGAAACGCAGCCTTTGGCCGCCAAACCGTGGAGCGCATCGTTGATATCTTTTGCAGTAACCCTTTCCCGAAGCGGGAATGCGTTGCCTTTGATGATTGCAGGGCGGGCATCTCCTCGCCCTGCATCGTCTACCGAAACAATAAGACTTACCCAAAGCCGAAACTCGAAATCCGTTAAGGACGCTATCTTGTCGCTTGTGCGGAAGCTATCCTTTATCAATCTATTCGGCATTCCTCCTCACCTCCCGTCAGAATGGGAGGTCGTTAGGGTCGCCCTCGACTTCTTCAAATCCGCCCTGCTCGCTCTCTGCGGGCTTTTCCTCTGCCTTGCCGGTAGATTTGCTGCCGCCGAAAAGAGCTTCCTCTGCGATAACCTCTGTGGCTGTGCGCTTATTGCCGTTCTTGTCCTCGTAGTTGCGAACTTCGATGCGCCCCACAATGGTAATGAGGTCGCCCTTGCCGAACCACTGGTTCACGAATTCTGCGGTCTTGCCCCATGCTACGATGGGTACGAAGTCAGTCTTTTCTCGGTCACGGTTGCGGTCTACGGCGATGGTAAAGCCGCATACGCTCTTGCCGCTGTTGGTCTGCTTCAGTTCGGGAGCCTTGGTCAGACGCCCATTAAGGATTGCTTTGTTCAGCATTCTGTTTCCTCCAAATAGTTCGTATAAAATTCCTCCCGGAACATCGGGATAGTGAAATCGTAGTTGTCGATACAGGCTTGCTCGCCCAGCCGGTGCAGCCAGTCCATCACCTCGGCGCAGCCGTGTGCATGGGTCAGATGGCACGGCTCATGGCACAGGGACACCCACAGGCCCATGCGCTTGCTTTTGCTCCGCATGGCGTTGCCGAAGATTTCGTGCCGGTCGAGCTTAACGCCTGACCTCTGGCACAAAAAGCACTTGGATGTGTCGGCCTGTACGATGCTCGGAGCGTAACCGTTTCTGTCAAGCTCTGCGCCCCATTCATTTTTCAACCGTCACACCTCCCAGCCTGTCCCCATTCTCTGCCGATTTGGTTATCGATGATCCTGATTTGCAGTTTAAGGCTGTTGATGGCTTCCAAGTTCGCCTTGTAGACTGCTTCGGCAACATCTCGCTTAAACCGTGCTTCTGCCACGCTCGGTATCCCGTAGCAGGTCTTGTCGATCAGGCCGATGGCAACACCTTCGTCTTTCAGCTTTAAGCATTCGGTGCGGAGAAGGACTTTATAGTCCCGCTCCGCAGCAGCATACTCGCTTCCCGAATTTCGCAAGGTCTTAACGGCTGTATTAAGCTGTGCCGATTTCTGTTGCAGCTCGGTCCACAGGTCAAGCTCCATTCTTCTCGGCCTCCTTTTCGGCGGCAAAGGCTTTCTTCTGGCAGTTCGGGCACAGCTTGCGGCCGAACCGCTGGACGCTGTAGGCGGCGATCTCGCTTACAGGCCAATACTCCCCGTTGCGCTTGTTGATACCGGTGATCTGCTGCCCGCAATCGATGCAATACTCGGTAGGCTCCGGTTCTCTTTCTGCGCCCTCCGGCAAGTCCTCGCCAGCGTAGATATACAGGCCGAGGCCATGACGGGCACAGGCTTTTGTAAGGGAACGCTGGATTGCCTTATTGGCATCGAATGAGGTAACATCACTGGCCGGGATTGAGCGGTTGCGGTTATCCATGACCGGCAGATACTCGATGTGCTCAATGCCGTTGACGGTTACACCAGTCTTAACCCAGCAGGTCTTACCGTCTGTGTGGTAAAACAGGCCGTTAGCATCCTCGTAGATGGTGTAGGTCGCATCCGGGTGCAGTTTCTTGATTTCTCCCCAGGCCCATGCCCAGGAAAGGTATGTAAGGCCATTCTTCTTCTCTGTCTTGTCAGAGCAGTTGATGCTGTTCAATTCTCGAAAGTAGTTCTCCATAGCTCCTCCTTAATATCTGTCTGGTTCTTCATCAAAGTACCTGTCAGCGTCCGCATCGCTGGCGTCAAACCGCTTAACACAGTTTTCGCAGCCAATGACCATGCCGTCCTTAATGTAAATTGTCTCGTTGATCTCGCAGCCGCACTCCGGGCAGATGTGCGGCTTATCATCGTAGTTATCCACCCAGCTCGGGATGGGCCTATCCGGGATATCGTATGGGTTCATGCTTCCACGACCTCCCCATTTTCCAGTTTGTAAAATACCCCGGGTTTTATGGTCTCACCATCTACCTTTACAGCTCGCACCTCTTTGATGGGGTAAGTATTACCGTTCCAGCCACCCCTCTCGGTTAGGACGAGCCAGCATCCAATGGCGCCGGATGCCTTACTATCAACTCCGGTGACGATTGCAATAGACTCCTTTCCATCAACGGTGGCTGCGCTACGGTCGCCGGTGTTGGTGGCTGCGCTACGGTTGCCGGTGTTGGTGGCTGCGCTATAGTTGCCGGTGTTGGTGGCTGCGCTACAGTCGCCGGTGTTGGTGGCTGCGCTACGGTTGCCGGTGTTGGTGGCTGCGCTATAGTCGCCGGTCTGATTTTTGCTGCTCTCTGCTTTTTCTTTTGTGTACTCAACCGCAGCTTTTACGATGCCTGCAATTCCGATCTCCGCCCGGAGCTTTATTTTCGTTCCGGCTCGCTTGCTGTCATCGCCTTCTTCGTCCGTCACGCCATCTAGGTCAGCCACGAAAAACCGACTGTCGGCCGGGGCGTAATGGGCGAACACATCCAGCGGGTACTCGCATCCATGGAAACCTTTTTTGCACAGTTTCGCTTCCTCCTCCACATATTCTTTGCCAAGATCAAATTGGAAGCCTCGGCACTTCATATCCTTATCGGTTCCCTTGTAGACGATCACTTGACATCCCTCCCCTTATCGTGTATAGTTGTGGTGGTGGATTGGCTCCCGTCTTTTGCGGGGGCCTTTCTTTTTTTGTACTCCTCCTGCTGACGGCGGATACAGCGCAGAACCCATGCTGTGAAGTTGCAGTAACCCATTTCGATAAGCTGCTGACGGAACTCCGCCATATTCACATAACCCAAAGGAATACGCACAGACAGCTTATAGTTTGCTTCCCGCTTCCTGCCGGGCTTGTCCGCTATCAGCGCTTCCGCTTCTGCAGTACGCCGGATGCCATAATGCTCCGGCCGTTTGCACATACTGTCCAGCGGCTTGGTGTAACCGGGGAACTTCTCCCGGATAACTGCTATCCTCTCGTTCTGCTCCATGGCCTTACCTCACCAGCAGCAGGATAGCCGCTGCTGCGAATATGGCTCCCATTCCGAGGACTACGGCCAAGGCTTCCTGCAGCCACTCCTTTTTACTCATCTTCCTGTACCTCCTTTTGCGGAAGCTCCGGTAGAAATGCCCACCACTGGACTGCGATAGCGCAATCCACATTATCTACGCTGACATTGAACATATGATGCTTGGTGCTGAATGGCAAGGTAGCGTATCTTCCCGGATTTGTCTGGCACAGGTAATGCCCGTCCTTGCTGGGTACGATCTCATCCGAGTTAAACCACCGGATAAAGGTGTTGGTTGTTGCTTCCATGTTGTTCCTCCTTCTTTTCCACCCCGTTTGGCGGGAAAAACTTCTTGACATCTTTTATTGGAATAAATAATGCATCGCAGACCTTATAGACTTCCTCCAATGTCCACGGGGTCTTGCATATCATTCTGTCGCTGATCTGCTGGCGGCTCATACCGGTGCGCTTTCCAAGGCTTGTCTGGTCGTGGCCAAGTTCCAGCATCAGCGCTCGCAGCCTGCGGTAGGTATCAACTTTCCTTGACATTGCTATCCCTCCCTTCATGTGGTAAACTATGGTTGAGGTGATTTGATGTTGACCAAAGCTGAAAAACGCGCTCTCCGAAAGCTGCGCTATCGCAGCACCATTACAATATCGGAAGAAAAGTTTGCAAAGATTGCGGCTTCCGGGTTGTTCTACCCCGTACTAAAGCCCGGCCAGTACTGGTGGGGCGGCAGCGGTCGCGTTAAGGTTCGTTTGACCGATGCAGGGGAACAATCGTTAAGAGAATACCGTGCTTGGTGGTGGAAGGCGTTCTTCAAGGTTGTTTTCGCCGTCATATCCGCAGCGGCAGCAATCGTAACAATCTTCGATGCCGTTAGCGGGTAACGCAAATAACGACATTTATTGCGGTGCATATAAGCAGGATTACGCAGTATGCGATTTCCCACTTTGTCCACTTATTCATTCCCTACCTCCTTTTCCTTAATAAGCTCGTCCAGCGCTCGGCGTAGTTTCTCCTCCGCAACAGGGGCTTCACGGTCTGCGTTCAGCAATTGGCTTACATACTTCTCATGCAGCTTCGCCTGATGTGCCACAGCCTTGATCGTAAATCCTGCGTTGTGTATTTCGCCGATTAGCTTGCCTGTCCATTGTGCGGGCATACAAAATTTTACCCTCCCTTCCTTATATAGTTGACTTTGGTAAGGGGATGGGGTAAAATATAAGTGCCACCCAATATAAATACCCCGACACCCCAAGGAAAGAATTAACCGAAGTTAATTCTATATGCCCATTGTACTTAACTATAGTTAATTTGTCAATGCATATCGTTAACTTCGGTAAACTTCTCCGTTCTGCACAATATCGGAGGGAGATTTTTGGTATGTTTTACGATAACTATTGTGTACTATGTGAGATGAAGAAGGTTACGCCGACAAAAGCCGCAAAGGCCGTAGGGTTAAGCGCAGCAGCTCCGACCAAATGGAAAAAGACAGGAGCAAGCCCATCCGCTGAAACCTTGCAGAAACTTGCAGCGTACTTCGGCATCACCGTTGACGAGCTTTTGGGCAAAGAAAAACAGCCCACTGAAGGTGAGCTGCATCCCGCCAATAAAAAACTTATGGAGCTTTCCCGGACTCTTTCGCCGGAGGAAGCCGAGAAAGTATATAAGGCCATTTCGCTGCTATTAGAGAAATAGCTCTTTCGCATTGTTCAGGTGTCATTTGTAAAATAAGCTGCTCTAACGCCGTGTTCCAATCCATTGGTGTTCCTCCTCTTTTGTCAATTATTGTCGAATAAAAATCCTTCCAAATTCAGTAGGTATTTGGTACAATTCAATTGTAACAAATTGCATTGCCAATATGTACTGACAAATGTTGCGGTTTTGGCGTCAAATTTGTCATGCTTTCCGGACAAAAGTGCCCGGTAACAAAAAACAGGAGATGAGTTTGTGAATTCAGACGAAGAAAGGAATTGGGAAAACTTTTTGCTGGAGGTAGCCACAAAACGGCAGGAGCAGGGAATGACACACAAGGATTTGGCCGACAATGCCGGGACAGTTGAGAGGACGGTCTCCCGGCTGCTTTCGGAGCCGACAAAAAATCCAAGCCTTTTTCTCGTTGCTTCCGTCTGCCAAGCGCTGCACATATCTCTCGACAAGCATTTCGTGAAGGAAGTCTATAACAAAACAGACAGCCAGAACAGCGAAGAAATGATAGAGGTTCTGAAAGAGCAGGTGCGCCAGCGCCGGAAGCTGTCCAAAACACTCTTCGCAGTTATTTTTGTCCTGCTGGCGATGATGATTTTATACCTCGTCCTAATCGATGCAAATAACCTTAACTACGGTTTAATTCGGGATTAAGAACAGATGTTCTTTCCAAATATAATCGTACCGAATCAAAAGTACAATAAAAAGGACTGGAAGGAGAGAGGTCATGAAAAAGCTAATTTCTTGTTTGTTGGCGGTCGCAATTTTGATTGCGCTTGCTTCGTGCGGAAAAGATGCAACAGACGAAAAAATAAAAGAGGTAGCGCAACAAATAGGCCTTATATCAACAAGCATCAAAACAGTGGACGGTGTAAAGACTATCGTTGAGGATAGCTATTACTATGTGAATTTTGACATAGAAAACGGTGAGGTAAAAAAGGCGTATTGTGGAGACTATGTTTTTTATAAGGACGGAGAGGTAAAAAGCAAGTTTTATGACAAGCTGCTTTCCGTTGAGGATATGGTGGATTATCAAAGCAAGGTAGAGGATATTGTCCTTGCTGCCCTCACCAGCCCTGATACTGCGAAATTCCCCGGCAGTGGATTAACGCCACTCGAAGGATGGTTCTTTATCCGTACAGGAAATGCCGTGAAAGTTGAGACATATGTTGATGCTCAAAACGGTTTGGGAGTTTCCACGAGAAATAATGTCGTTGCTATATACAGAGACGGGGAGTGCGCAAAGCTCCAGGTCGGAAACATAGATATAATTGGTTAATAAATACCGCCCCCGGCAACGAGGGCGGTTGTCTATCAGGAGGGGAAAAATGAAAGAAAGGACAAATACGGCAAAGTGGCTTGATAAACAGAACCGCTGGCAGATCGCCGTCCAGAAAGATGGCGTAAGAAAAACATTTACAAGCAGTCGGCCGGGAAGGGAAGGGCAGCGGGAAGCAAATCGCAAGGCTGATGAATGGTTGTCCTCTGGCATCAGTGGAACCAAGCTGCGCCTGTCAGAGCTGCACGAAAGCTATATGGAGCAGCTGAAAACGCATACAACAATAAGTAACTGGCGTCCAGTCGACGCACGGTGGCGGAAGTGGATAGACCCGCAGATCGGGCACATGAAAGCATCTGCACTTTCAGACGCCGTGCTGCAGCGCGTGGTTGACCATGCGTATCAAGAGGGGCAGCTATCCAAAAAGACCCTCAACAACATAAAAGCAGATCTTACCTCTTTCTGCAAATATCTCCGCAAAGCGAAAGTGAGCAATTACACTCCGGAGGATATAGCTATCCCCAAAAGCGCGAGGGCAAGCAGGAAGAACATCTTGCAGCCGGAGCATGTCATTAAACTTTTTGCCGAAGATACGACAACGCTTTATAATAAGCGCATAGTCGACCCGTTGGTGAATGCTTACCGCCTTGAAGTCCTTACCGGTCTGCGCCCCGGAGAGCTGCGCGGCTTGATGCGCAATGATATTGATTTAGAAACGGGGAAAATCATCGTCAGACGCTCCATAAACGAATACGACGAAATCACTACAGGCAAAAACGAAAACGCTGTACGCGCCGTTTTCGTCGGCGAGATGGGCAAGGAGGTTTTGAAGAACCAGCTCGCCCAATCAAACGGGCTGTATCTCTTTGATGTAAAGAGGGGAGAGCACTACCGCAGAAGCTGGAAAAGGTATTGTGAAGCAAATGATATCCCACAGACAACGCCTTATGAGCTGCGGCACACATTTGTCTCAATGGCACAAGCGCTGCCGGAGGGTTGGGTAAAGCAGCTGGTCGGGCATTCCAAGAGCATGGATACATTCGGGGTTTACGGGCACGCTGTTGCCGGAATGGAAAAGCAGATAACAAGCGCTCTTGATGATGTTTTCGGCGGTATTTTGGCTACGCAGGAATAA